AGAATTCATTACACAAAGTATTCAAGAAACACTTGAAGAATGTCTTGAAGTAATTAAATATTCAGAAGAATTAATGTTAGAGTCATTAGTTCATTTCTGTAACACAGGTTTATTTTTAGGAGAATAATATGCAACAAACGGTTAGTTTAAACAAACAAGAAGTTAATCAAGCAATCTTAGAATATGCTGAAAAGCATGGTGTAAGATTAGATGGTGTGGTAGCAACAGTAGAAGTTATGGCTACAAGAGGTGATAGAGAACTATATGCAACTATTGCATTAGAACCCCATAAAGAAGTATCTGATACTTATGATCAAGTAATTCAGGATCTAAAAGATGGTAATCTTGATTTAGAAGATGGAGGTGTACCTGTAGAATTAGAACCTGAGATTGATGATGATTTAGAAGTATTCGGTTAATCTATGAGTTTTACTGACATCTTAAAAGCAACAGCAATTGTAGTAATAGGATTTATTCTATTTGCTGTTGGAGCTGTAGTAATTCCAGTTGTACTTGGTTTAGGCATGATATGGATTATTGCTTTAATGATTGGAATGAAAGACGAAGAAGAAGAATCTTCTAATTAAGTCTACATAGAGCCAATACACTTTAAAGTGTATTGGCTCATTTTTAACTGAATTAGATGCTGCAAAGGCTTATACTGGTTTTAAAAAGTAATATATTATTGATACTGCATATGAATAGACAGATCTTAGACTACAACAAGCATTGTTAAGGATAGCAAATGAGGAATACTAATCAACAATATTGGCGATCCATCGATACTTATATATTACCTACAGAAGAGTGGGATTTTGATACACCTAAAATACTATGTTGTGATAATAAAGGTAACATTGTAATAGCTAGATGTATTGCTTCAAAGTGTTGGGAAGATGAACCTATGAAATATAGATATGAGTATGATTCAGAAGGTTTTACAATAATTCCTACTCACTGGCAACCATTACCATTACCACCATCTACTGAAGTAGAGATAGTATTCACTGAAATTCAACAGGAGAATAAATTAAAGTAACCATATTAGATTGGGTCGTGAGACTGGATGAAATCCAGTCTTGCAAGTGCGAAGCACACAATCAAAAATCTACCTAAAAATAATAGAAGAGAGCATTCATTTAAGTCTTTGATTTATATGGAAAATCTTCCTTAGTTAATACGCCCTAGGCTTATAACTTATAAGCTCCCATCTTATACTTGATAAGCTCTCAGCTTATGTGTTATACTTTCATTAGAGTATGTATTTATATACTGTTTATACATCTAATTGGAGTATGCTTTTGAAAACTAATATTTACCAACAAACCGACACTCATGTAGATTTTGAAACAGGAGAAGTTCATAAAACAATTTCTCATAGTGTAAGCAAACTTGAAAGAGAACCTAATTTTGTGAAACTCTATATTGATGATTTAAGTGACTTAGCTAAGTTACAACATAGTTGTAGTGAGTTATTGTGGGAACTTGTTAAACGTGTAAATTACACAGGTACAATTTCAATATCTGCTGGAGACAAGAAAGTTATTGTTAAAGAACTTGGTATTAAACCACAATCTTTTGCTAATAATATAAGCCAGTTAATTAAAAAGAATATCTTGTTTAGAATTGATACAGGGATGTATCAACTTAACCCACATTACTTCGCTAAAGGAGCTTGGTTTGAAGTACAGAAACAGCGTATTGAATACATAGAACTTACAATGAAATATTCCGCATTAGGTAAAGAAATCGTTGTAAATACTGTTATGAAGGAAGATGATGAAAATTTACACCAAAATAAAGAATATTAGTACATGGCTTGCTTTTACAGAAAAACTCATTAAGAAACATCCTGATAATCAAGAATATAAAAAGTATCTTGAAAAGCTTAAGCAACAAAAGACAGGCTTATGTATGGAAATAGGAAATGGAATATCTAAAAATAGAACTAAGTTTTTTAAACAGAATAAGCTTCTTAAAGAGCTATACATAACATTTTGTATAGCTCTAACATATTACCCCTCTTAAATCGAATCCTCGTGACGATTTAGGCTATACCTAGACTAAATCTATTAACCAGTTTACTAGCACCAGTAAACAATTCCCTGTCTATAGGGTTATTATCACTTAAGAATGTATTAACAAAGAAGTTACTATTCCATATAGATAACATTGATTCAAATGGGTTAGATAACTTGTTTAGACCTGTATGCCATATCCATTCAGTAGCACCAAATATCTCTTCAAATATACCCAATGCAGCTAATCTAGCAGCATGATGCCCTACCATGTAAGTTAATACTTTAAGTGTCTTAACAGCAAATTTAGAGAACATCAACAAACCAATATCATTACCATACTGAACCAATTCATTAGTAACTGTATGATATTGAATAAATAAGAACTTAGCTAAATCAATAGCTTTATTCTGATCAAAGTCCTTTCCAGCTAATCTAGCTTTCTCTGCTTCCCACATAATTAGTGCATGACGTGATGTAATATCACCCATTTGTGCTATTTCATCTAATAGCTTATATACTTTAGTACCTTCACTCATTGAAACTATTTTAAGAGTATCCTTAGCTAATTTAGGTAACTTATCAAATATCCTTCTAGCTCTCTCAGTCTTATTAAATAACATGGTTTGATGTTTATCTTTATAAGAACCTTCTTCTGCTACTGTAGTAGCTAAACCTTCTTCATGTAAATAACCTATTTCATTAGTCGAAATACTTGCTTCAAGATTCTTCATCTCTAAAGCTATCTCTTTTGTTATATATTTTGGATTACCAAAAGCAAGACTCAAATGAGTCATATAAGCATGAGAATCTCTTCTATAAGCTTGTTCTGCTCTCATAGCAGCTATCTTAGTCTTAATATAAAATCCAACAGGTACACCAGCTAATTTAGCTGTCATGAAGTTACTTGAATCATTCGCTGCTGATACAAATATACCCTTCACAACAATAGTATCTTTAGCAAGTGCTATACCTTCAATCCATATAGTCTCAATAGCTTTTAAGTTAGCTTGGTTTAAACCAAATCTCTTAGCTTGTTCGTATATCATGTTACCTTTAGTCTTCCTTAACTGTGCCTCTTGTGCAGGTTTAATCCAGTTAGTAATAGATTGCTTTCTGTATCCAAATACTTCCTTTATCTCCTCTTCTACCATATAAAATCCTTTTTCAGTACCAAATTTAGTTTCAATATAAGCTTTAGTTTCAGTAGGTATCATGTTCCATAAATCTTTATATTCACCTTCTGAACCAACAAACTTCATATCTGATCTAGCATCATGTCCTAACTCTTTCCAATACTTATGTAGTGCATCTACTAGCTTATGGTTTAATTCTTTAGTTTTAGTTCTATAAGGAATTCCATTCTTCTTAGCAGCAATATCTCTATAAATATTCTTTCTTGGATTAAGATACTTTTCCTTAGTTTCATTATTAAGAACATAAGTATACTTAATTATTTTACCCTGAGCATTATATGTAGCTACTCTTGATACAATAGACTTATTCTTAGTAAAGATAGTATTTTTAGTTTTAACTTCTGAAGTAGGTAAATCAGCTTTTTCTCTATTTTCTGATTCATTAAATCTATTTGTCTTAGTCAAACCTGAGTGCCAATTAGTAGAATCAATATTAATATCAGCAAATGCCATTGCTTGAGATTGCCAATCAGATACTGTTTTAACCTCAACTAAATAGAGTACACCTTTAGTAGTTAAAGGATCATTAGGATCTCTTTCAAAGTTACCAATTACTTTAGCATTCCAATTAGATAACTCTTCTGCATCTTCTTCAGTACCTAAGAATATAGTTTTATGAGGGTCATAAGTTTGATGCGTATCACCATCAATAATAGTAAGAGGGGTTCTTTCAGTTAATTCTTGTTTCTTTAATTCTCTTAGTGTATCAAAGTTAGCTTTCATACCTTCAGGATTAGATTCTAACAAATCAACTATAAGCTTTACTTGATTTTCATCTTGTAAACCAATAACATATAATCTACTTAGTTTAGTTACTAAATCCATCTCTTTTTGATACTTATCTTGAGGTATATTTCTACCTGCTTTAGCTATGAGTGCAGCATTGTGTTCAGTTAATCCATTAAACCAGTTTGAACCATGAAGCATTAGACTAGCTAGGTTTAGTGCTTTACTATTCAGATGAGGTATTTGATTCTTAATAGAAGTAATCTCTCTTTTTAGAGAAGCTTTATCTTTATAGAATTCAATTAATTTATCTATACCATAAGCATCAAGAACACTTACAGCATCTGCTCTAACTATCCCATTTTCATAAGCTTTATCTTGTTTAGCATTAAGAGATACTCTTGTATTCCAAGCTAACTCATCAGCATCAATAGCACTATTACGTTTAGCATCGTTATTCTTTTCTTCGATAGTAATATTAGTTATTGGTTTATTGTACTTAGTTACATCAACAATATCTTTTTGTAAATCGTGTACAAACTCTCTAGCTGTCTTGTTGCTAATAAGCTTAGTTAAATCTCTAAATACTTTATTAGATTCAAATCCTTCTATCTTAGGTAAATCATTCACAAAGTTAGATACATCTCTAATAAATATATGTTTTGAGCTTCCTCCTTTAGAAACGACTTTAAGTCCTTTCTTAATTAAAGTACCTAATAATTCAGATCCTTTAGAATCAATAGTATCAACAACCAACGTTGTATCTAAATAAGGTTTACTGTTATTAGCAGCTAAGATAGCTCTTACATTCTTATCAAATATGGTTAATGGTTCTGTACTATTTGTTCCATTAGCTATTCTCATAAATGAATCTAATGCTCTTTTAAATACATTAGTTATCAACTCAAGCCATGATGCTTCTCTTATTACATCTGAACTAGATGATTCATATACTTGGTTTACCTTTAATTGTTTAGGTTGAAGTCTTTTAACCAAGTCTCTAAATTCTTTGTTAGTAGTACCGAATGCTATAAATTCCTGAATACCTCTATTATGTTTAACAGTTTCAATATTACCTAATGAATTAACACTTTTATCCATTTCAATAGAATCTTCATTATTAAATACATAATTCCATTTTTCTAAGGAAGGATCTAAAACTAACGCTTTATTGAATTCTCTTCTTACATCAAAAAACAACTTCTCTATTTTATTTCTTAAGATATTATTTTTAGGTAATAACCAAGCAGCAAATACAACAGCGTGGGAGAACTCATGAGCAAATACTTCTTGAGCAGACATCTTGAAAGGAGAATACTGTTCTTGTAATGCTTGACCTAAGTTAATAGCTACTTTCTTTAACTCAACAGAGTATTGTCCATAGGTATATGTAGCTTTATTAAATAATAATAATTCAGTTGCTTCTACTACAGGAGCAATTACTTGAGATACAAAGTTTCTTAAAAACTCTCTATGTACAGGATCTTTATCTTGTGGTAATGAATCTGATACAGCTACAATATTATCTGCTTTGACATCTTTTATTAAATCTGCTTTCTCGGTAAGTAAATCTTCAGCATTTGGTGTTGAACCAAGAGGTTTATTATTTTTATTAGTTTGTATTGTTGAAGTAGTTACTGCTTCTTTATTAGATCCACTTGGTTTAGTTTCTTGTTTGGAAGTACCTAATATTTTATTTTCAATATTGGTTTGGTGTTGTTTGAATTGCTCAATAGATAAACCAAGGGTATCTATTCTATTAATAAACTCTTGTAGTGTTTCTACAATATTTACCTGTGTATAAAGATTTACAAGCTTATCTGTTATATCATTTAATGGTTTATTTCCTTTACCTAAAGAATTATTCTTTAGAACATCTTTAAATTCTTCTGCAACTAATTCTCTGAAATTGTCTTGTTTAACAGCTTCAACCATTTGAGGTTTAAATGTAGCATTACCACCATAGTTACCAAATGCTTTAATAGACTTAGCTATCTCATTTTTTACACCTGTTTGGTATTTTACCCAATCACCAAGATAACCTAAATAATCTTTAAATTGTTTACCAGAATTTTCTTTACTATAGATTAATGGACTTACCTTTCTTTTACCTTGTTGTACATGAGGTACAGTTTGTTTATTCTTAAATGCTTCTTTTAAAGGTTTCTCTAAAGCATCTTTTAATTTATTAGATAACTTATCATCTCCTCTAGGTAAGTTATCAAATACTTGTTGTAGATAATCTGTTGCTTGTTTAAATGGATTAAGTAGATTAATACTTTCAAGTAACTTCTTATTCATCAAATAACTTCCTTCATCAGAAGTATTTGCTGCACCAATTCTAGCATCATGAACCATAGTAGATATTAAGTTACTATTCATTACATCTTTAATAGGTAAAGAATCTGTATAGTGAATAGTCATAATGGGTGTTCTTACGCCTATAGCTTCAAGTAATACTCCTACTGCATGTCCTGTATCAGTTGAGCTATTAAGAGTTACTGACTTACTTGTATGTACTTCACCTTTATCATCTAAATAAGAAAAAGACAGTATTTCTTTATTCTTCTTATGTTTTACTTGTACCTTAAACTCAGGCATAGTAGAACTAGATTCATCTTTATTCCAATAGAATATCTCTCTCTCAGTACCATCAAAATTAGGTACTTTCATTGAAGGCATTAACTTAAATGCTTTTTCAAAAATATCTAATAACTTCTGTTTAGTTAAACCATCTTTAAGAACAAGATTTACTTCATGTTCTATATATGTTTTAAGAACAGTATTACCTATATCAAATATTTGGTTTATAGCTTTTCTATTATTAATAAATGTTTGAAAGTTAGCATTAACAGAAGCTCTAATAATAGGTACATAAACATTAGCTATTTGTTTAGCTAATTTCTTTTCTACATAAGTAGGTAATTTAAAATTCTTAAGAGCTTCAATAGAATATGCAGCTAATGTTGTATCATAATCTTCTGCAACAGAATTAGAATAAAGAGAAGCATCTTCTTCTTTATCTTCATTTAAAGGTAAAGGAATATCATAGCCTGTAAGCTCAATAATGTTATCTTCAATTTCTTTAAGTAAAATTCTTTGTGCATCTGTTTCTTCTTGATTCTTTGGTTTACTTCTAATAATCTTTTGAATCTTTTCATACATAGAATCAATAGCAATATATCCAATATTACTTGCAATCTTATTAATACCTGAACCAAAGATAAGTGTCATTAAAGGTAATTTAGCAAATGATCTATTTATTTCTCCTACCATTGAATGTATTGCATTTAGTGTAGGTTGTAAATTCTTTTTATAAATAGCTTTCTTCTTACCTTCATCAGTATCTGAAAGTGTTTTAGATTCTTCAATAACATTAAGTAGTAAACCAAATTCATAAGAATTTGTATTAAACAAATCTCCTAAACCTTGTTCATAGAACCAAGCATTAAAAGAGTCTGTGTTATTCTTTTTATCATAGTATCTGATTCTAAATATAGTTGATCTGAGTACAGTATTTTGGTTTAAAAAGTTAGTTAATTCTTCAATCTTATTATTAACTATTACTTTATTTTTACCTACTTCTTTAGCCATAAGATTATAATTATCTGCACTACCTTCTTTAGCCATGTGAGTAGTAAAGGTATCTTTATGACTGTCTGTAAAGATAGCAAATCCATCTAATACTTTTTTATTATCTCCACCATTAAATAATAACCATCCTATTGCTGGACCATTTGTAATACCATCATCTTCTCTCATTAATTGAGAGGTAAATTTACCTTTAGCTTTATTCTCATTATAATGAGCTAATTCAAGTAATCCAGCATAACTATGAAATCCTTCTTTACCAGCATACACAGCATCAAGAAGAGTATCTTTCATTTCTTGTGTTACATTTTCTATATAGCCTTTGGTCTTAGAATAATCTTCTAAAACATCTTTATATGTCTCCAACAAGGCATCAAATTTCTCATTTAAGGCTATATCTGATATTTGGTCTATCTTTGTACCAAATGCTGCTACAACAGCTAATTTAAAGAATTTAGAAGACTCCTTGTTAGCTAGGTCTACTTCATATTCAACACCTTTAGGAGCAAATAACCATCGCATCATTTTACTATTTTGAGGTCCTTTCTCCATACCTACTCTTCCCTGTTTCCAGAACTTAGATAAGAAGTACAGTGAACCATGTTCCTTAAATACATTAAACGAATCCATCAAATATTTATATTCGTTATCTGCTTGTAGTTCTTTACCTGCTCTAGTCTTTTCAAAATGTTTTTGAACTACATCAGTGTATCGTTCACCTAAAGCTATTTGTTTAATGAACTCTTCATCTAATACTAAAGCAGCATTCATAGCTTTAGTTTCTGCTGTATATACAGTGTCATTATATTTCTTTAATGCTTTATATTCTGCTTCTGTATATTCAGCATTAGAACCTTGCCAAGTTTTACTTAACCATTTCTTTAATTCTTTTAGTGAAGTTTTACTTCCTGATGGTAATGCTTCTGAAAATGATGTATTAAGTAATTCATCTAATTCTTTACTTGCTGGTTTAATAGCATCAAGTAATTCTTTAATTTCAGATTTTACTTCAGGTCTTCCAGTTTCAATATTCTTTTGTGCAGCTACTCTTACAAAGGTTGTTGCACCAATATAAAGTTTATTTATTATGTCTTGTGTCTTCTGGTTTCCTGGAAGAGTTCCTTCCTCAAATTGATTCTTCATAGCATTAATAGTAGATTTCTCAATTTGAGTTTCTTCTAATAATTTCATATCAATAAGAGTTCTTAAAGCATAAGCACCTAATGAAGCTTCAAATCCCTCAATCTGTGGAATTGTTGCTTCTGGTTTATAAGTTACACCCATTAACTTAGATAAAGAAGCACCTAATTGATTCTTCATTATATTAGCTACAGAACCTTTATCACTTAGTAAATCTCTTACATAAGCAGGTAAATGATCTCCTTCTTTTAAACCAACAATACTTCTAATAGCATCGTCATCGTTATACACAGTAGACAATGCTGTTTGTAAAAATTGTATTGAACCAATACTCAGAGCAAATAAAGCATTTGGTTCTAAGTGTGTTCCCTTTTTAATATCATAAATAAATAAAGATGATGCAGCATTATCAGATAAACTTTCTTTAAGTATTGCAGGATTATCGTTAGCTTCAAATGCTTTAACAAAGTTATCATGAAACTTAGTTATTGCAATTAAACTATCATTATTTACTAATTTATTTTGTTGGAAATATTCTAGTAAATTAGGAATTCTATTAAATAAATTGTCATCTTTAATACTAAACAAATCACTAAAAAATTTCTTTACTTTATTTGTTAAAGAGAGTGTTACTTCTCGAGTTTTAGGTACTAATTTACCGTCTTTCCATTTATGAGTTAAAGAGTAAGGTCTTATAATATCAAAACGCCAAATAGGTAATTCAAACGTTTCATTAATAGTATCTTTAGTATTTGTAGCTAACTCTTGTAAGTACAAAAATCTAGCTTTTGCTTCAGGAATTTTACTTTTTAAAGCGTTAGCAAAGAAAAACATCTTAATACTTTTAAGTTGCTCTTCTGAACTAAAAGGAAAATATACTCTATTAATTAACTCTGAATAATTTTTAATATCTTCAGGTGGTAAAGGTACTTCAAGTAAATCTTTAATTTGATTATCATTTAAAGATGCCTCTGTAAGCTCCTGTGATACTACTATAGGAGTTTTATCCTTTGAGGTAATAACTTCTTCAGGTTTAGATATTTCAGTGCTTGTAGAAGATTCTACATCTATTGACGTTGCTTCTGTAGGTATCTCCTCAGTGCTTCCTGTTCTGCTTGCTTCTTCTGTTCTGCTGTTATTTTCATTAATTAAATCCTGATAGTAATTTAAATCAATATCTTCTTTGTTACCTAATTTATTTAATACTTCAAGTAACCAAGGAGTATTTTCTAAGTCATTAAGTAATTGTTCTACTTTTAAGATATATTGTTGTGTTTGAAAGTCAAATTCATCACTTAGTTTTTGTTCTGCATAAAGCTCATGTCCTCTATCTGATCTAGCTAAATCTTCAGATACTCCTCTTAATTCATTTTCTATATATTTAAGTAATTCTTTAGAATCTGTAATTTGAGAAAAATGTACTGCTTGTAAAGCTTCAACCATTTCTTGTAAAGCCATAGGCTGTACTTTACTTTTAGTATTAGCTTTTTTAAACCATCTACCTGATTTACCTTTATCGGATATTTCATTAACAGATTCTTCTGTTAATCCACCTAATTTAGCTATTACTTGTATTAGAGTATGTGTATCATAAAAGGATTCTTTTATTTTACTTGGCTTAGGTACTTTATTTAATAATTGTAGTTTCTTACCTTGAGTAGAATTTCTAGCCTGTAATCCTTTTTGATACATTGTATCTGTTTCTAAGCCAATTCTTTTATTAAATCCATGTAAGAATTTCTCTACATCTAATTCTAAATTAATATTATCTGTATTAGTTTTAATAATATCTGATAATGCTTTAGCTAATTTAGGATTTATGTTTTTAAAGATTTTATCTAAATAATCTTTAACAGTCTGTTCTACAGTTATATTCGTTGAATTTAGAGCATTCTCATCAGTCTGAGAAGTACTTTGAGGGATAGGTATAGTTTTATTTTTAGAAGCTTGAATCTTAGCAGAAGTAGTTTTAGTAATTAAACCTTTACCTATTTGTGTATTTACTGGTTGAGTTGTTGCTTGAGGTGTAACACTAAAATGGGTATTAACTTGATCTTGTGTATCTGCTAATGCAGCAGACATTATTTCAGATTCAAGTTTTAGTTGTTTAGCTAATTCTTTAGAGCCAGAAGTATATGTTAAAGATATATTATCTGTAAATGGATTACCTTTTCTTTGTAGAATTTCTAAGTCTTTTTCTAATCTATTACGTTCTGCTGTATTTAATCCTTTATCAGCTAATTCTTGAAATAGTTCATTACGAGTAGCATCATACTGAATCCAATTAGCCATAGCTTTAACACGCATATCTACAGCACTTTTGTGTGCATTATTAGCTAATAAAAAGTTAATAATTTGTATGTGTTCTCTAAAACTAAGTAGTAAACCTTTACCATCTAATTTATCTTTAGAAACATCAGAGGTACTTTTAAGTGCAGTAGCTAATTTATTATTAGAATTAACTAAAGCAGTTGCTTGAGCATTTCCATTATTGATTACAGGTGTTGAACCAAATGTAGGTAATATCTTATTATGAATCTGTTCTAATGTATCACTTGGTTCAATAGTAATAGTACCTTTCTTAGTAACTAAACCATTAATAGTATTTAATGCTTGTTTAACTGTTCTTTCAGTATCAGAAGTAATATTTACTTTATCTGAATATACTTTAGAGATAGTTTTAGTTAATGCAGATATACCTGTATTCTTTTGTTCTTCTGTTCCTTTAATATCTTCAACATGACTAGATAGTAATAGTAAACCTTGGTTTAAATCTTGATAATCACCTCTCATAATACCTGAGAATACTTTAGAAGAATCTTCTGGTAAGTTCTTAGTTTCAATTCCTGACACAGCCAATACATAAGGATCATTTGCTGTTGTACTATTGGCATATTCCTTAGCTTTAATACTAGATACTTTACTAAGTAAACCTAATGTAGTTTTATCTTTAGTCCTTCCAATATCATTAAATAATGTAGTTCCTACTTTATCTGTACCAACTAGTGTAGTAAAGAATTCTTCTAATTCATCTACAGTATTATCAGCAATATCTGCTTTAGTAACTCCTTTAAACATCTCTTGAAACTTATCTTCTAAAATAACTTTAGTTGATAAATCTTGAAATTCTTTAGATTCAGCAGGTGTCTTATCTTTTATAGTTTGAAGATGTGCTAATACTGCTTTCTTATCAGATAATTGAGCATCATAAGGAAAATCTTTAATACCTTGGTTTAATACAACATCTGCTGTATCTAGTGTTGATGTATTAGCATCATTAGAGTATCTATCAAGAATAGCCTTAGAAGCTGTCTCTGAGTCGATTGTAGGCTCTTTATCTACCTCAGAAGGTGTTGGTTCAACTGTAGGTGTTTTCGTTCTGTCAATCGAAGCTATGTGTCCTCCTGCTCCCATTGCTCCCATAGCAAATCCTGATAATCCACCTACAGCAGCATCATTCCATTGTCCTTCAGATACATCTTGATTAGGATCAATATAATCTTTAGTAGCTTGATTTGTAGTTCTTCTTTCAAATAAGCTTTGTGGGTATTCTTGAGCAGCTTCTTCTCCCATACCTTTAAGAGCATTAATAAATGCTCCTTTAGCACTTATCTTAGTTCCAGATGTAGCAGCATCAAACAACTTACCATACATACCACCTGCCATACCAGGAAGACCTGATAAAGCACCTGTAGTAATAGCAGTATCTTTAAATATATCGGATTGACCTTGGTTTATAAGTTCTTCTTTAGTAGCTTCTTCATTACCCTTATTCTTAGCTAAAGTTTTATTCCAAAGAGGAGAATTCTTAAATTCATCTACTGGTTTTTGTCTTTGTTCTTGTCCCCATTGATCTGCATTTTGTGCAGCAGAGAATACACCTTCAGATGACCCAAAACCTAAACCAGATGTAAGTAACTTACTTGCTGTAGTTTCTGCTCCTAATACAGCTTTAGCTCCCGTACCTAAAGCTTTAGCTAATACTCCACCTGCACCACCCATAGCTACTGAACCAGGGATTGATGGTATTACATTAGTAGCTAATGAAGTCCAACCAAAATTAGGATTTAAATTATTATTAGCATCTAGTAAAGGTTCTTGTGAAGCTTGTTTAACAGGATCTGATAAATTACCTCTAAGCATTTCATCATGCTTAAAATGTTCATCCTGTATTTGTTTACCTAATTCAGGTGCAATACCTGTCTTCTCTAAGCCATAACCTAATGCTGAACCAATACCTTCAAAACCAGTAAGTAACAGTCTGCCTGTATCTTCTGCTGCTTGTCCTAGAGTAGCAGTATCTTTGTTTTGTTTAGCAAAATTATAAGGTGTGTCATAAGCTGAATTAATCTCAGGAGTATTCATAGAATCAATAACAGAAGTATTTTCATTAGATAATTTCATATCACCTAATGTTCTGTTATACATATCTCTTTCTCCAAGAGCAAAATCTAATCCAGTTTTACCTTCATTGACTGCTTTAAGCTTATCTGCTAATACTTGTTTACCAGCATTACCTCTATCATATACATCTTGATTTGTAGCTGAATTAAACCAACCATGTAGTAATTCATTATTAATAGTATCTTTTTGTTTCTGCAATCTAGCAGCTACTTCAGGATCATTTTCATTACCATGAGAAGTTTCATAAGCATTAAACGATTCTCCAAAGTTATTACTCTTAAGTCTTACATCTACTGGTTTAACAAAAGGATCATAAGCTTTATCAGTTATACTAGGGTTGATTCTAACTGTATCAGCATCCAATGCTTCTACAGATCTATCCTTTAAATTAGCTGAACTAAAGCCAAGTTCATTTCTTTTATTAAATACACTATCTAATAAACTTAATTTCTTTTGTTGTACTATAGGTGTAGCTGTATCTTCAAACGAAGAACCATTAAAAGTTGAACCATTAAATGTAGACATTGTATTCCTTAAATTAATTTACATTAGTTTAATCTATTGAGCATCTTTAGCAAAGTTATCTTGCCATAACCATCTGTCATTTGTACCAGGAATCCAGTTATTAGAAGTATGCGCTAATAGTGATTGTGTAAGTTTATCTGTAGCTTTCTTATTACCTTTAGCTACATGAAATGCTCCACCAATAACAGCTTGATCAGCGGGACTATAGTTTTTAATACCTAAATCCTCCATTAATTTACTTACTTGGTTTGCTTTAGTATCATCTTCTTTTAATCCATTCCTTCTATCCCACTCATCATTAGCTCTTTCTTCTTTTGCTAAAGTTACAGCATCTTGCTGTTCTGGAGTTCTGGTGTTAGATTTAGGTGCAAGCATACTTGCTAACTGTGTACCTGCAAATAGATTACCTTGTCCAGTTTGATCTACCATTGCTTGTTGAGGATCATAGTTATATGTTCTTTGTATCTTACTTGGATCTTCTACTGGTAAAGTATTCTTACCATCACTGTAAAGAAATTGTCCATTATTCTCAACTACATCATATCCATTGTATTTCATACCAGCTACTTGTTTAGTAGCATCCATAGCTTTACCCACACTTTGAAGATTAGCTATTAAATCCTTTTTCTCTTGTTCCTTTTGAAATATTGGATCATGTTTTTGAGCATTCAATTCTGCTACTCTTTTATCTCTCCAATCATCTAAAGGAGTTCTTCCAGATTTAGCATTAGCATTTAGTTGATTATTAAGAGCATTAGCTCTAGCATTATGTTGTGCTAAGTTTTGAGCCATAATATCTTCTTGTTGCCATTGTCTTTGTTGTTCTAAGTAACCATTCATATTTAACCTCTAAATCTTGAATTACGCATATTATAACTACTTCCTAAAGTAGGATCAGTGTATGACACACTTGGTTTCATTGCATTATTTCTTGATACAATATCTGCTTGTTCTTGTGCTGCTAAAGATCTTTGTTGATTAGCAAGATTAATATCTGCTATTTGACCACCATCAGTATTGTGTAAAGCTATAGCATTTCGTTTATAGAAATCAGAATTCTTATCTACTTTACCTGTATTAGGGTCAATTGCAGCATCTCTTTCTTTACTTATTCCAGTAAACATACCTTCATAAGGATTAGTTGTATTACTAATTACAGGATTACCTTTAGCATCCTTAGATATACTTACCCCACCAAATGTCTTTCCAGTAGGTTCACCTAAGATATTTGTTTTAGGTTGTTCTACTTGAGGGTTAATAAATAACTTCTGAACAATCTCTTGTTGAGGTAATTGTTTTAAAGCTTGAGAAGAGAAAGGATCATTAGTATTTTGTAGTTGTTGATTATCTAAATTCATTTGTGCTACACCACCAAAAGCATTAGCTACTTGAGATTGTAATTGAGGACTAGACTCTTCCATAGGAGTTCCTGCTACAAGTTTACCATTTTGAATTGATGGAGGATTAATAATATTATTATTTACTTGATTTGCTCTGTAAGCATATTCTAAATTATCTAAGGGATTTCCTAATTCTCCTACATTAGTTGCAGGTTGAGTTTTATCTAATTGATAATTTTTAAGACTATCTCCTAGAGTAGATGCTTGTATTTGATCTGTCTGTAATTGATCTTTATTAGCTTGGTAAGCATCATAACCTAGATTAGCTGCACCAATAACTCCAAGAGCTGTACCACCTATTTTAGCAAAAGGTTTTGCATACTCTAATTCATTACCAATAGCTTTAGTAATTGGGGAATTCTTTATAGATGTTCCAAAAGATTTTAGTGTATCTGCCATTCCAGAACTAAAGGAATTAGGATTAATTGGTATAATACCTTTACCATTTGGTAATTGACTTGTTTGAAATTGTTTAAAACTTCTTTGTATTTCTGAAGGATTAATAGAATTAGCTGATACACCACCTATAGAAGGAGATTCCCAATTAACTAAACCTGGTCTGGGTTGAGTATAAGGTACTTTTTCAGGTATAGTTAATCCTGCTTCTCTTGAAGCTAATTCTTCTAAAGGTCTGTTTGTAGTTCCATACCTATTTAAAGCAGACTCCATTTCAGGAGAATATCCTTTAAACTCAGGTTGAGTTACAGGAAATCTTTCTTTAGTAATACCCATATCAGCACTGTATGGTTCAGGCTGTATATAAGGAGCAATTGGTTTTGTTTTAGGTAAATCTTTAGGTAGTTTACTTTTAGTTTTACCATATCTTTGAATTCTTTCTTTATCGTATTGAGCTAAGAATTCTTCTTCTGTAGGGGTAAAACTCGGTACTTTTGGTTTAGCCATAAGTAATTCCTTAAATATATTTATTTTTAGACAATGTTAATTGTCTAGTATTTGTTATTAACACATCTAAAGCATTATTAGGTGTATTGGTTCTTTCTGATATAGCTTTAGATAACCTACTTTGACTAGCTAAGAATTGTGGATTAACTTTATCATCTAAAGATTTCCTTGGAATATATCTATTAGCTGAAAGATTTACAGCTACTGTAACATCATCTTTAAATTTAGTAAAAGTCTTAGTTCTTTCTTTATAATCTTCTTCTGTTTCAGTATTTCTTTGAGTTGAAGGAGTAAATTCAGATAAGTAACTTGTAAGGAATTTATCTCTATCTTGTCTTTTAATCCATGTATCATTAGTACCTGTTTGGAATGGATCTAATTGATCATCTGTTAGTGAAGCTGTAACACATAAATTGAGACTGTCATACATCATTCGTTCAATAGTATTAATGTCGTATAAACTATTTCTAAAGTCTTCTGTTCTTACTTTATGATCCCATAAAGGAATTATCATACCTAGCGTATTACTAGCACTGTTATATAAGACATCTCTTTTACTTTGAGTAACCTCTTTAGTAGGAGTTCCATAAGTAGAAATTAACCACTGTACATCTGATTCAGCTTTATTAAGGTATCCATGATTAAGGGTAGTTTTAACATATAAACCATGTATAGTTAATTTACTTACTATACCTAAACTAGCCTGTACTTTAATAATTAATTTATTAGTTTCTAATTTGATAGGTGATCCATGAATACCAAATGTATAACCCGTTACACCAAAATCTATTGATTGAGATACATATCTATTATTACTAGCATAAGTAATAGTTATTGGTTCAGAAGTTTCAAAAGATAGTGTAGCATTACCTGTTCTACCTACCTTTCTATTTAGTACATCTAATTCTTCTGAGAGTGTTTCTTCTTCAATGTAAGAATAACTAATTAATGTTTCACAGAGTTTATTTCTTATACTAATTCTATTTTCATATAGATAAGCATCTTTAGTATATTCATTAAACTCAGATTTACTTCCTTTAGGTAGCCAATTAAAGAATTCATATAAATAATGAATAGAGGAATATTCCTTTGTTGTTAAACATATTCCTTGTTGAAAATACTTAGAGTAGAAATATGTAGTTAATGGTAAATTAGTTTCTCCTATATCTGTTTCAGTTTTAACTATTTCTAAACCAATATCTTTTATTTTATCTTCTATATTGTATTTATTAATGTATAGGTGTCTAAGGCATTCTTCATAAGAGAGAGTATTATCTTCATCTTCTACAATAGGAATAACAGAACTAAACTCTTTATCTAACAATATTTCTTTGGTTATAGAAGGACAGTCTTTATCTGTTAAATATATAGGAGAACTTACACCATTAATTCCTACCATCTCACATGTAATTAAATAATCTTCACTTGGTTCAGTATATATTTCTTCTTGGAAATACTTAGAAGGTAAACCATGATAAGTGTAATAAATATTTATGAATGAAGAATCCTGAGTATATACAGATAAATGACTCATAGATAGTTTAGCATTACCGTAATAAGGGTTTGTTGTTGCTAACAATCCAGGAGCAGATCTTTGAGTATAGGTACTCCAATATATTACATGTCCATATTTTTCAAGAGTATGTTTTGCTACATACCATGAAGGATAGTGTTTTGTGAGTACACAACCTGTAATAGTTATATCTAATGGTTGTTCTATGAATGTTAAATGTGTTGTTACATTTTCTTCTGCTTGCGTTTTATGATTACCATCATAATCTGAAGTAGTCATAAATAAGCAATACTTTTCCCAATATAGTGCTTCTACTTCTACTTCTTTAGTCTTTTTTAAAAATACTTTATTTTTATTATTATGAATATCTTTTTGAATAGCAATAATTTCTAACTCAAGCTTATCTATTTTATCTTGGATTACGCTATTCTCTTCATTAACCCTTGTATCAAATATCTCTTGTAAAGCATTAATCTCAGCTTGTTTAGCAGCAATCTCTTCTGGAGTTCCACTATGTAATTGTAAATAAAGTAATTCATCTAACAGGGTATGTCGTTGTGAGTAATAGTCATATCCCCAAGTATCTATTAATTTAGCAGCTATAATTAATTTATTTAATACCTTGGTTTGCTGTTTACGAATATAAACTTCACAGTCTTTTTTGATAGAAACAAGATTAGGAGGTTTTCTATGATACGCTTTAGCCATACCAAATGGAAAAGGAGTCTTAGACTCCCTTTCTTTTGTTAGTAACTTATTATATAAATCAACTTTATAAGCATACTTACTTGCATTAGCAAATAGTAGAGCATCATTAGAATCAAAACCACGATTAACTTTAATATTTACATCTTGGTTTATATCTCTAATATTGTTACATAGATTTATACTTGTAACTTTTGATACGGCATATTCTTCTTCGTTATATCCCACAAATTAACATCCTGTGCTTGTATTAACAATATTTCTTGCAGATGCTTCTGCTTGTCCTGCTAAACTATTTAAAGCATTTGTTGAGAATGCTGGTTCTAATGTAGGATCATGGTTTATAGATGTATTATAAGAAGCTGTCATTACATCTAGTATTTGTGTCATTGCGGTACTTTCGATAATTGCAGTCTTTTTATCAGTATAATATGCTGATGCTCGTTCATGCCATGCTTGTGCTTTAAGTAAGCAAATTTCTGTAGGTACTTTTTTAACTTCTTCTTTTTTAATCTTTAATTCTTCAGTAGCAATTTCTAATTGTTTAGCCATATTGTTACCTTCCTTAATTAAGTTATCTCCTTGTAAAGTAAGTAATCTTAACTCTTCTTCTAATTTATCATTCTCTCTTAATAAATTAACTATTTTAGCATCCATCAATTCTGATTCTTTAGGAATCAATGAAGTTTTACCTGTAACATTAGCTGTCTCAGCATCTAATTTTTCACCCTCTTTAGGTATATTTAAACTAACAGCAATTAAGTTATTCTTTTCTTGTACAGCTAAAGCATAATCAGCTAATAGTTTACTATATTGTCCATCTAATACTTTACCTTCTTTATAGATGTTAGGTAACTTAGCAGTTTCAATGGCTGTTTCAGCATTAATTTTTAATACACCAGCAGCTAATGTAGCTCTCTGATCTGCACCTAATAAAAGTAACACAACTTCATGTAGAGTAGTAGCTAATGCAGCATTATATACTGCTACAGCATCAATACCTTTAAGTCTATTCTCTGCAAAAACAACATCTAATTTACCCTTAATATTAGTCATTAAAGGATCAAATAAGTCTGTTATCTCACTAGCTACTACTGTACTCATGTTTTAGTCCTCTAAATTACCAGCAGCTCTTTGTGCTGTAGCTAACTCTTGTAATTCTTGTTTAGTTAAAGGATCAAGAATAATTACGTTAAATTCTTTAACCCACTTCTGTTTAGCATTATTTTTGTTAGGACCTGTTGCTGGAATGTGCATCATATATTGCTTTTCTTTTAATGCTTCAATAATAATTTTAGGTAAATGCCATGCTTCAACATTGAATGGTACAAATACTTTAACATCCCCAATGTACTTATTACCTACTGTAATAAATTCACCATCCCAAGATTGTTTTTGAGGATTCATACAAACAACTTTACATCTAACTCTGATGTCTGCTTCTTTACGAAGTCTTGCTTTTTTCTGTCCTAGAGTTTCTACATTCTTAGGAAGTGCAATTTGTTCGGTAGAATTAATATTTAACTCTACTTCAATTTTATTTCTTAGTTTTTCAATACCAATACTGGGATGATACCCAATACCCATTAAATCTGCTTTTTGTTTTAAACTTTCTAATTCATCTTGTGACATTTTATTTTCTCTTATTGGCAAGTGATACACTGTGTATCATGACTAACATTAAAACATCAACAGGAAAGTACCTAGGAGTCGATTCTAGGCACTTTCTCTGTTGAGTCTACTCATTGTACTTATGGTCATAGTAGACTCCTGTTTAGAAGAATCTACTACAACACATAGTTAAAACATTAACAATACTTTACGCTCATTGTTCTGCTACTGTAAGCAGTAAAGCAATTCTTTCGGGTCTAAGTAAAAGAAATCCATACCAAAACTGAATAGATTCTACACCAATTTTACCATAAGCATCTTGAGTGATACCCATAGCAGCAGGAGAACCTGGTTTATGGTGCATAACATTAAACTTAGTACCTTTACCAGCACCACCAGATTTAAAACCAATAGTAGTAAAAGATTTATCACCAACAATTAACATTGGAAATACATCATATTTACCACCAGTAGTTCTATAACCAGCATTACTTGATGCAGTAGCACCAACACCAGCCCAATGTAACATCTCCTGACAAACAATAAATCTGAAGTTATGAATAGAACCAAGCTCATCTTTCATAATATCAGCTTGGTTTGCATAATGACGTACTTCAATTAGTGCTTGATTACCAAAGTTATCAACCATTCTTAATAATTGAGGTACTAATGCAGGAGAGATATAAACTACTCTAGCAGCATTAATAGTTCTGGTATCTTCCATCTTGTCACCAGTAACCATTGTTGTTTTCATAGGGCAACGGTTGGTATCTAATGTAAGAGATACAGACACAAGATCATCATAGGTAATCAAACTAGCATTACCTGTTTCACCTGTAATTGTAGCTTTGCTTGTAGCAGAACCACCATACCGAAGAACACCAGCAGAAGCTAATAAATCCATCTGTAACATATCTTCTGTTAGCTCATTAGCAGCAAAAATCATCTCACGATGAACGTGCATATCTAATTCAGCATCAGAATCAAAATCTAATGAATCTTGTGTATAAGTACGCATGAAACCATAGTTAGCAAATGTACCTTCAATTTCAATACGTTTAAAACCAATACGGTTTACTAAACCACCATTTTCAGTAAGAGTAGGTAATTTACCTGTGATGTATCCAATGTCTTTAGAACTACCATACAAGTTACCAGCACCTGATACAGCAGAACCTTCAGTCACAGTCCATCCAGCAGTAATAGCTAATGCTTTAACTTCAGCATAAGTATCATTAGCAGCTAATGAACCATCTAAACCTAACTGTGTTTTTAAAATATCCCATGCTTTGTATCTAGCAGAAGCTAAATCAGCAGCAGTAGAACTTGCATAACCAACTGTAGTAGCACCTAATGCAGCAGTAGCATCTACACCATTACCAACAGCAAATAAAGAAACATACTCGTTTCCAGTATTAGCTAAGGCAGTATTTTTCATAGTGATTGTTACTTCATTAGCAACAGAAGCACCAGCAGCATCAATACCTTGATCGTTAATATTAAGATCACTTAATACAGGTAAGATATGAGTTTTTTTAATCTTCTTACCCATATTCTTAGGCATCTCTTCAACAGAAGCTAAGTTACCAAATTTGGTTTCTTTAGCTACTTCTTGTAATACCTTCTTGTCAATGTAATCAATTCGTTGTTGTGGACCGATACTAGAATTACTTCCTGTACCGTAAACTTGTCCTGAGTTAGGTAATCCCATAATGTTTATTCCTTAAATAAATAGTTTTTTATCTAACTTAGCAAATTCTTCATCACTCATAGAGAGAATATCTATATTGCTTAAGTCAATTGGTTTTTTACTTGGAGCAGCTTTAGTAATACCTGCTGCTTGTTTCTTTTGTTTGTTATCTTGTACTGGTTTAGATTGTTGTACAGGTTGCTGTATAACTACTTCTTGCTTAGTGTTAGCAAATCCACCATTGGCTTGAATATAGTCTCCTACAGTTCTATAAGCATCTAAATCAGATACATTATTAAGTCTTCCTAACATACGTTGATTTTGAACTTCTTTAGTAATAGTGTCATAAACACCATTACCAATATGTTCATTCAAAACAGCTATCGTTTGAGGATTAGCACTTAAATATTCTTTACTTTGTTGATCCCATTGTGAACCAAGAATCTTTACTGTAGTATCAAACTGAGGAGTATGTTGGATAGAATCCAGTACATCATTCAACTCTAATGTTTTATCATCTACTTGGTAATTGTTTGGTTTATAATTTACTTCTTCAGAAGTATCTATATCTAATGGATCAATACCACTTTCTTTTAATAACTTTTGTATAGCTTGAGGATTCTTATTCTTGAGATCAATCAGGTAACTAAGTTGTTCCGCATCTAACAAATCATTTTGTTTTAACATCTCTCCAATTTTACGAAGAGGTTTAATTTCTGTAGTCTTACGTTGATAATCAGCTCCCATTTGCATAAGCTGGATAGCATCATCAATAGACTTTACTTGTATTTCTTTTCCATTAGCTTTAAATGGAGCTGTAATACGCTCATATTCAGCCTTATAATCTATTTCTTCATTAGGAGCTTCCTCTTCAGTAGAATCGTCTGTATCATCCTCTAAGGTGTCTTCCTGCATATCTTCTTGAGTATCTTCTAAAATTACATTAGCAAACTCATCATCAGACATATTAAGGAAGTCTTGTTCCTGTGGAACATCTTCAACTTGAATATCTTGGTCTTCACTCATTATCTTTTTACCTCAGTAGAAATCATACCTAACTTAAAAGCTTCTTTTTCTAAAACAAGAGTTTCATCTCCTATTCCTTTATATGTTTTTTCAAAAATATCTTTAGGACTCCAAGACTCATAACCTGTTTCATATTCTACTAAGTATCCTTCAGATGCTGTACCTTCTTTAACACCTAAATCTCTTTTTAAATAAGCTTCAGCATCTACTAAGGACATTTCAATAGCATCAATAATTTTAACACCGATATATTTTTCTTTTAAAATAATGTTACTCATTAGATTTCTTCTCCTAAGTTAAGTAAATCATCCTCTAACTTTTCAATTTCCATATCAGCTTGATTACTATTAAATACAACTGCTTCAAAGTATTTGTATAATAAACCAATAGAAGTTAATTGTTCATCTATTTCAATTTTATGTTCTCTAGGTACATCAGGTCTTAACATAGTTAAACGTACAGGTTCTTTTTCAAAGTAACCAGTAGAGATAACCTTTAAGAAGTCTTTATTCTTATAGAGCTTGGTTAATGAATCTCTTAAAGCAGTTGTTTCTTTTAATTCTTTAATTCTTTCTTCAATTTCTTTACGCATTTCTTGTGTCCTTAAAATTAAGATAATTATGCTTTATGCACCTAACAAACTAATCCACTTACCAACAGCAATATCTACTACTAAACGTGATTTACCATTAGCAACAGCAACACCTGTAGCAGTAGCAATACCATCAATTGTATCTGTACCTGATCCAAATAATTGTAATGATTCAGCAGCATCAGAGTTCTTAATCCAATGTTGAGTACCTGAACCAGTGGCTAATGGTAATTTAATTGCATCAGCAGCAGTAGCTACAACTGTAACATTATGAATTGTTTTAGTTGCATCTAACAATTTAGCTGTAGCTTGAACACCACTAGCAGTAGCAGTGATATTATTCTCTACAGAAGATAATTTGTTTTGTTTTTCTTTAAGAGCAATGCTTTGTTTTGTTTCTGTTTTACATGTCATTTTAGTTCCTCAACACTTTTTAGATTTACCTGGTTTAGGCATTGGTTTAGTTGGTTGTTTACTTTTCATTGTTTACTCTTCTGAAGTTAGATATTTATGTATTCCACCGAATACTGTTTTATTTGGTAATTGTAAATTTGTACCTTTATTCTCATATCTTTGAAAATAATTTGTTAAACCTTCTGAACCAAGGTTATTTATATTCTGTTTTGATGGTTCAAACATATATTGCGTGTTTCCTCCTTTTAACCATCTACCACCTTGAATATCTGGATTAGAATACTTACTCTCATTGCTAAATGTAGGATGATTAGGTAATTTAAATTCATCTGTCAGATGTTGTCCTTTACTCTGATCTGGTACACCATACTTAGCTATATACCCTGCATAATCATAATCTGGATTTTCTTTAGTAGGTAATGGAGCAATATTCTTACTGGCAAAACTTCTCATTTGAGAAAGAAAATCATCTAGTATAGAAGGCATTATTTAACTCCTAGTTTAGGTTTAGCTTCAATCTGATCCATACTTGAAGCATGATCTAGCACTTTGTTTTGTAAATTCATTTGATGTTTATTAGATTCTAAATCTTTATTCAATTCATGATCCATTAAACCTTTTTCTATACCTTGTTGATGTTTAGCTTGTTCTAAAGCTATATTACCTTTAGCTTGTGCTTGAACAGTCTCTATTGCACGTTGATGAGAAACACCTGACTCATCATTAACAAAGTCTAAATCTGTCTTATCAGCTAAACTACTCATCTGTTTAGCTTTAGCTTGTTCTGTAGCTATCTTAGCATACTCTAATTCAGTTTGTGCTTGATGTTCTGCTACCTTAGCTTGTATTTCTTGCATTTGTACTTGCATCAACTGTATTTGTGCTTCTACTAATGGATCTGGTTGTGGAGGTTCAGGTACATATTTCTCAATCTTCTTAGCTAAATCAGGCATCTTTCTAAGTTTAGCAATCTCTACAAGAATCATTTGACTAAAGTCTTGTGGCATTGTATTACCCATAGTTTGAAGCATAAAACTTAATTCTTGAGCTTTCTGTTCATCTACTTCAGCAGTAGAAATACTAATTCTAATATCAATGTTACCTGCTAAATCATCTCTTTTTACAGTAACAAATTCTTCATTAGTAATTCTAATTACTTCTTCTTCTGATAAGAATTCAGAGTTCATAGAAACTATTTGTCTAGCTACTTTAACTAAACCATCAGCTAATCTTCTAGCAATAGATAATTCTCTTTTAGAAGCAGCATCTAATGCTCCTCTAACACCTACAGCTACATTACCTAATGATTGTCCACCAATACCTTGTGAGAATGATTTAACTCCTGTAATAGACTCAGCTTCCATATTTTGTAGGTTAAGCATGTATTCAGCAGAATTAGGTATTTCAGGAAATACTGCCATGTGAAACGCTTCACTAGGATGTCTTCCAGGATTAAATTCATAATCCTCACCTCTTTCAAATTTCTTCTTATTGGTAACATCTAAAGCATCTTTACTCATACCTTGTTGAGCATTAGCAGATCTACCCATAAGGTCAATCATACCTCTAGTTACAGCACCAACAATCTTTTGGTTATCCTCTAAAAATTCACCATCAGGAACACCATAAATAGATTGTCTAACAGGTATATAAGAAACTAATACAAAAGGTAAATTCTTATGAGGGAATGGATTATCTTCTTGTCTAATAATAGTTTCACCAACCCAAGTAACTACTATTGGTTTAACTATACCAGTACCATCAATATCCCAGTATCCCCAATACTCATAAGCAGTTAATTTTTGTCTTGGTTTATCTTTGAAAGCAAATGTATACTGTTCTCTATTATAACTATCTTGGCTTAAATCATCAGCAGGATTAACTTCTACTTTATCCAAATTATTATAGATACCTGCTTTATCTAATTCAGATAAAGATGTTTCAAATCTATAAATTACAAACTGAGCTTTAGAAATATCTCCTCTACATGAAGGATCAACAATAACATCGTTAAAGTTACATACCTCTACTGTAGGACAATTCTTAATTACTTTTTCTTTAGTCTCAATATGTGAACCAATGTTCTGTGGAAACATAGGTGTACCATATTCCATACTCATTTGTAATGCTTGTTGAAACTCTTGTGGAACTGTTTGACTAAAGTTAATTGGATCATCTTGTTTACCTTGAGCCAATGCTTGTAATTTCTGTAAGTAAACTGGATCTTGTGAAGGAATAAATTGAAAATCTTGAACTTCTTCTTCAATTACTTCTTCAAGATATTCCCATCCAGTACGAACAATAGCAGTACCTTCTTCAACTAAAGTATGTACATACTCAGTGATAAATTTATTCTTATCGATGTCTGTATTGAATTGTTTATTTAATACTAAAGCATTTTGTACTGCTGACTGCTTATCTTCATAAGTTATTGGTTCAGCATTAAATAAATCATCTGTACTAAAGAAAGGTTCTGTTAATGCAGCTTTTCTCCACTCAGCTTGTTTAAGAATAAGTTTAGGTTGAACATTACTTCTCTTCTTACCATTATCAATCTTAGCTGAACCAGTAATATTTAAGTTATCTAACCAAGTATTTACTTTAGTTACATGAGTATTATGATCTGATTGTGCAGACAATAAGTCATTCTTTAAATCATCTAATTTAGGAGGATTCTTCCACTTAGCTAATTTAGATTCTTCTGTAACTTCGTTATCGTTATCTTCGTCTTCTATCATGTTATTACAAATATTTGTGGTGGTAAGATATAAACATTTCTACTAAATCCTGTATAAACCATGTAACCTAATCCTATAGGAGGTACTGTAGGAATTATTCCTCCTGCTTCACCTAAACCAGTATAAGATATATTTCCTTGACCTATAGAATGATTCTTAGATATACCAAAACCAGTATAAGTAAGTGTTCCATCCATTCTACTAGGATAATTAGAACTTTGTCCAGTATATTCTTGTAAACCACTTCCAATTGAATAGTTATAACTTATTCCTAAACCAGAATACTCTTGAGTAAAATCTATTTCTACAAGATTAGAACCAGTACCAGTATATGTATATGTACCCTGTCCTATAGAGTAATTCTTTGATATTCCAATACCTACATAAGTAAGAGTACCTATGCCAGATGAATAACTATCTAGTGTTGTACTAGCACCAATAGAAGCATTTAAGATAGCATCATCAGAATAATACAGACTACAATCTAAAACGTATACAGTATTATTATCTACCTTGGTTTCAGAATAGATTAATAAACCATTCTTATAGAATGATACTAATGTTTTGCTAATTACTATTTTAAATACATCTTCTTCTATATATGAACTATCATTAGTTTTTTTTATATTATCTACATAAACAGAGTAAATACCTAAATGAGAGTAAATAGCATACTTAATTCTTTCAGGTCTTTGGTCTTGTATTGCAATAGATTGTTCACATAATCCAGTAAATACTCCTACAGAGTTAAACTTTATAGAAAATGAAGCAGTACCTATAGAGGTAAACATGCTTTCAGACAAAGCTCCAGCATTCCATCCTATAATAGGTACTTGTTGTTTATAAGGTTCTGGAGTAACTATACTATATGAACTAGGTACATTAACTATTTCTCCTTCAGGTCTGGTATCAAAATAACTATTTACACTCGTGTGTAGTATAGGTCCTGTTAGTACAGGTAATGCAAATTCAAATAGATTAGATTTATCAAAACCAACATTCCATTGTGTATCATAGTTACAAAAATAATATATAGGGTAGTCTGGAAAGGGTTTAATATTAGTATAGTTAAATGCAGGAACTAATTGTTCTTTAGTTATTGGTACGAATCCTACTGTAGTAAATCCTAAAGAATTTAATCTTGCAATTACATAGTCTTTACCAGATGAAGATAATTCAGCATCAAAATCTGGTTTAAAATAACTATACCCAGGAATCCATTGTTGTGTTGGTTTATTCTGAGCATTAACAATAGTATATTCTTTTTTAAGTTTTACTGTATTTGAAATAAAAACATAACTTGCAATATCTATTGCCGATAAATTATATCCTGAAAAATCTGAAGCAATACTATACCAAAGACCAGTAACATTACCTGCTTCCCAAGAATCGCCATAATTATCCGAATAATATATATATCCGTTTACATCTCCTGCAAGTAATAAAGAACTATCAAAATTAGAAGCTACACAAGTCCAATTTTTATTAGAAAACTTTTGTGTAAAAGAATTTCCATAATCTAAAGATACTTGTAAATACCCATCGCCTATTGCTAAAATAATTTCTCCAGAGTAGGATACTGCTAATTTTTGCCAATATCTGATTATAGACTTTGCGTTCCAAGAATTTCCATAATCTAAAGATACATAAAAGTTATCATTACTTGTTGTTGCAAAAATTTTAGATCCGTCCTGAGAACATTTTAAAGATGTATACGGTTTGTTTATTCCTATTTGTTCCCATGTAACTCCAGAATTATTAGAAATATAAATATATCCACTACCTTCACAAGAGTATAATATAGATCCTGTATTCGATAAACAGACACTTAACCAATTTCCAGTAAATGCACTTGATACAAATGTATTACCTAAATCTGAAGAAATATATATGTAACCTAAACCACTACAAGCAATAATTTTAGTTCCGTCAGCAGATATTGCAATATCAAACCAATAGTCAATATGTCCCTTTGCTTCCCAAGTATTCCCACTATCTTTGGATATATAAATATATCCTAAATATGTTCCTGCAACGAGTATTTGCCCATCAGCAGACGAAGAAAGACAATACCAATCCCTTGATGTTCCACTAGATGTCTTTGCAACCCATTCTTGTGGTTTTGAAGAAACAGAACATTGATATTTATCTTCCCAAGAAAGCATTTAACTACCTAAACCGAGTGTATTTACAATATTACCTAATGGGTAAACTGTGCTTAATACCATAGGGTAGAATGTAGTATCTAAGATAAAGTCTGTACCTGATGTACCACAAGTACCTTGTATTCTAAGTTTAGTTGTATCAGCAGTATTACCATTAGTATCAGTAATAAGATGTATTCTAGCAAATCTAGGATAACCAGCAGCTACACAAGTACCTGATACACTCTCAGCAGCAGCTCTAGCAATGCTTCCTTGAGATGAACTATCCCAAGTCATACCAGTACCGCTATTATTAACTGTAAACGTGGCTAAAAGGATATTTGAATTAGCTACTGCTAAGTCCGTAGGTAATGTAGGAATTGTTGTTGTAATATTTGTAGCAGGTCCATAAAAGGATACTCCAAACAAAGTCATATTAACCTTTAAACCAAGGTCATTAATACTATTTCTTAAAGCTTCACTGTATTTCATTTAACGTGTTCCATATAAAGATATTGTTATGTTTTCTAAAGTAGCATCAGCAACTTCAGGTGCAAGAATTTGAAGTACATCACCTGCTTGAGCAATTAACTCATTAGTAAAGGTGAATGTACCATTTAAAGAATTGGTAGCAAAATCTACTGAACCAACAAGAATGTAATTATAATAAATATTAAATGATTTAGCTAAAGTATTATCTGTTTTTGCTTTAGCATAACTCCCTACTAAATTAACTGGAAATATTACTTGATGGGTAAATACATGAAGTAATCCAATAGAACTTGCTAAAGGTCTTCCTGGAATAAATACTGCAACAACATAAGGTAGTATTGAGTTTGTTTTACTTGGTGTAATTAACCAATCACTTGCTACTTGTCCAGGATTATCAACTAATGCTCTTAATTGATCTCCAGCTTGTACTGTAAGAGTTCCTTGTAAACCAGTACCTATATAAAGATACCAATCTCCTTTTAGAATATCAAATGTTTCTGGAAAGGAATCTACAGAAGGATCATAAGTACCTCTATCCCTAGAATAATCAACTAACTTATTATCAGTATATGTATTAGCTGTAGTTAATACTAAAGCATCTGCTGTAGCTTGTAATGTACTTACTGGTTTATTAATATCAGAAGTATTATCTACATTTTCAATACCAGTAATTCTTGATTTAGGTAATCCAGGATAAACTAAACTACTCCAAGTAGAAGAACCATTACCAAATTTAAAGTATTTAGTATCTGACTCTAAACCAATCTCGTTTAATTGTAATATTGGGTTAAAGCTTGTCCAGTTAGCAGCAATATCACTTCTTACATGAATTCTATCTTGAGGAGTATTTGCTGTACCTCCAGTAACATCACCATCAAATGAAGAAACAATTACTGTTTCCCAAATAGTACCATTCCAAACCTTAAATATATTAGATGTAGAATTCCAATAAAGAGAACCTTCAATACTAGATACTGGATCAGTAGGAAAAGAACCTAAATACTTTTCACTAAACTCTGTTGGAGCAGCAACTGTGTATGCACCTTGGGCTGATTCTTCAGCAGATATAGCACTAGCTTCTGCATCTAAAGAAGCTTGTAATGCTAAAGCATAATATTCAGAAGCTGTAGGCATTATACAAATCCTTTATCATAAAATTTATTGTTTAAACCACAAGAATTAATGTAGTTACCTGTTATTAGAATTGATTCACAAGCTTTTTCATAAAGAGCTAATGATGATTTAACATCTACTGCATTAGCTCCACCATTCTGTAAGAAACCAAGGTATGTAACATATAACATCAAAGGATTGATGTATTGGTTTGCTAATGGTAATTCTGTTGTAAGTGTTAAAGCTGTAACTGTTGATGGTGTAGCTCTATAATCAATAGTAAGTGTTTGTCCTACAATTGGGTTAGGTACTTTTAAAGTAATATTATCATCAATAAATACACTATTATATTTATCATAGCTAACATTAATACCTACTTCAAAATCTTCACTAAGTACAACAATAGTACCTAAGTCATTTCTATAATACTGTCCAGCAGATAGAATAGAATCGATACTGGTTAAGTCTGTTGGTAGAGTATATGAAGTAGCAGAAGTTAAAGTAATAGTTGTAGTCTTATTCTTTAAATTAAACTTTTCATATACTTCTTGTAATCCAAGATTAATAAATTGTATTAAACTATCTTGAGTTACTGCTGTTTGATGTAAAGAACCATCTTTAACTAATGTTATGAAGTCACTTGCTTTCATTTAATGTCCTATACAATATATGAGCTAATGTAGTTTCTTTCTTCTGGTATGTCAAGTTCCCATATAGAAGTTTGAGAAGTATCTTTAACAGGAATATCTTGACTTGGTTTCCAAGGAGTAAGTGAGCCAAGCATGCTAATTGTGTCGAGTCCGTCATCATGTTTTGACTTAAAACCTCCAGCACTTGCTAAACGTAATTCATCCATTATTTCTACTATTGTTGGTTCTAATTTTAACTCTTCTGGAAAGTAAATCTTATGTGTTTTAAACCAAGGAACAACAATATTAAATCTTTGCATCTTATTAGTGTTAGGTCTTATTCCAGGTTTAGATGAATTGTTATCACTAGCAATAGTAAACCAAATATTTCTAGTCATCATTTCTCCTTCAATCCATTGAATAAATCCTCCTTGTTGCCCTGTAACTTCTATTCCTACTTGTTGTGGTTTATACATTTGTACTAAACGAAACAAGTCATCAATATTTTTATCCATTAATTGTTTTTTACAAATTCCATCAATCCAAAACCAATCACCATTAGCATTATAAGCCCATACAGAGATAACACTGTAATCAGCAGAAGTTTTTTCAGAAGTTGCGAAATCTGTTGTAATATAAAAATTGAATATCCCCTTATTTTTCAATACAGATTCTCTTTTAAACCATCTAATATCTGAATCAGTAATAAGCCTATCTTCATCACTCATAATTCTAAGCATTAATTCTTGGTTAAATGTATCTATTTTACCTGCTTTAAGTGCTTTAGTGTATTTCTCCTGCACATATTCATAGGTAAACCTATCTTCCCATGCACCATTAAATTCTTCTTTAGTACAGGGAAATTGTTCACATACAGGAAATACATTTACTTTCCATGCACCAGATTCTACTGCTTTATATAAAGGATCTTTTGAATTAAATGGTGTACCATTCCAAACTACTTTTCTTCGTGTTGGATGTAAAGCATAATCAATAGCTTTATATACAGTATCTTCAATACTTGCAATAACTGTTACTGACCTAGCATCTTCATCTGAAACCAAGTCATCTAAGATTGCTAAGTATGGTCTTTGTCCCATTTCCTTAGCTCCTCTTACTCCCGTATTATGTGTTCTAAAGTAACTTTCTGTGATGAATTCATGCTCAACACTATTTATAGCAATACATTGACTTGGCTCATCTTCAATTTTTTTAATATACTTTACAGCAACAATAAGTTTATTTTTAGTAAGCACAATTCTTTTTACTTTTCTAGGTAATTTGAATACTACCATAGAAATCCAAATTTCAATTCTAAAAGCATTGCCTATAATTCTTTTCTTAGTAGTACCACCTAAACTCCTAATTAAAGAAGATACATCATCTACTAATTTTTCTGAATTAGAACAAAAATCTATCCTACCATTCTTTTGAATCGAACCATCAGTATCTAATAAACCTCTAAGTAGTTCTATACGTTGCTCTATCGAAGAAAACAAGTATTGTTCAGGAATGAATTTAATATTTCCATGACAGTTTACTTTTAAATCTCTAATTATTTGAGATATACCTTTAACACTAATAGTAATTACTGATTCAGTTCTTTTATCTAAATACTGCGAACCAAGTGTATATGGTATGTATTGTGAATAGAAATCTATATCCTCTTTTAATCCTGTAAGTACACAAGATCCATCTTTCTTTAATGAACCATCACCTAACAACAATCCAAGCATATATGGATCTAGTGGTAATTCCTTTTCTGAGAATTGAATAGGCTCACAATTACGAACAAATATTAAACTTTCTTTAGATACATAAGATTCTTTATTAGTTCTAGTTCTTGTACGAGTATGCTGTAAAGGTAATTTTATAAGCTCTAAAGTCGATAATACTGCATTGGTGTATATAGCTTTGTTATTTGGATTTTCCTTTATAACTACAGAATTTAAATGATCTTCGGATACTTTTATAGACCTACCATCTTCTAAACCTATTTTATACATTGGCTTATTAAAGACTTCGCTTTTATCCGTAATAATACATTCTGTACCGTCAGCAGCAAATATTTTATCTCCAATAGAACATTTACCTATGGTTGTAAATCCACTATTAGTAAACAATTTACTATCTAAGCTTAAAGCTTTTGCACCGTACCCCTTGAATACAGCCATTACTCCATCAGCATTAATAAACTCCCACCTTACATCTGTAAACCTTGTAGAAGGTATATACTCTTGTAAGAAAGAACTATTTTGCCATCTATACTCTAAGTTCTTTCTCATGTTTTTAACACCATTTTCAATGGAATCAGAAACATAAAGACCTAGCGGTACTTTACCAAAGTTAGGTATTGAACCATAAGTGCCAATGTAAAGAATAAGATACTCAGCCATTAAAGTAGTCTTAGCACTTCCTCTAAATAACATATTAATAATATCTGTTTCTTTACCTTGTATTGTATCTAACATTTTAAAATGAATTACAGGAGTTTTGTGTTCTTCTCCTGTTTCACCATTAACGAGTTTAATAAAATTAATAAACTCAAGTGCAAATAAAGAAGGTACATATTGTGTATCCTCTTTATACGAGATATTGTTTAAATGTTCTACAACTGTTTTAAGATTCATTATGTAAATGAATAGTACGTTTTTCTATAGCTACTTGTAATTCATGAAGAGTAGTAGTTAATTTATCGAGAGTAGTAGAAACTTCTAATCTATGAGATTCAATTAATCTTTCTATTCTATTACTATGTTCTAAATGGATTCTCTCAATTTGTTCTGTATGAGTTTTAGCTACTAACTCTAATCTTTCTAAGTTTTGTGTATCTCTTATATCTTGAGCTTTTGTTACCTCAAAATATTTTATAGTAAACCAAGATATAGCTAAACCAGATATAGCTAACATAGCTAAAGCTAATTGATACCCATCTTTTGCTTCTGTAATCATTGTTGTTGGATCAGTCATAATAAGTATTATAGTTATTATAATTAGTATTTACTAAACCTTAAATCATAAGACTTAACGGGTTTATGTACTGCTGCTAAATTCTAGGTAATGGTTTTTCGCAAATCAACAACATTAACGCAATTGTCTATATTTTGCTGCATCACTGCGTATTTATCTCTAATAACCTGCCTGTCTTTTTCGGCTTTAGCAGCTTGTGCGGGTATGGTTGCCAGCAAGTCCAGCGGCTTCATTTCTGCATTACGCATCACCTGACACTTTTCATGTGCAATCACTTTAGATTTACCAAGATTTTCAGTGACCACATTGCCTGACAATTCCCACGCATTTCTGAATAATCTATCAATGGGTAGTTCATCCGTATTAATTACTTGATAAACCGCATTCATCGGCACATCTTTAGCAAGCACTTCATCAAATGTTAAGTCGCAATCTAAAGCAGGCGTAATGACACTAACTGAGCCATCGTCATTTCTAAAAATTATTTTATTCATTTCCCTACCTTACTTATTATCTATGAATTGCAAAATTACATTGCGGATAATCTGTTAGTGTGCTTAAATATGCAGTTGCAATTTTTATAGAGCTTACTGTTCTTGCTGAGATATCTTCATACGTTCTCCATGTTCCATCTCCAGTAACGCCGCCAACACTCCCAGAAATTACATAATTAGCATCTGGCATAGCATTTGCAAAGTTAATCGTAAACATACCCACGCCATTGTCAGTAATAGAACTAACATTGCCGCTAGCTCTAATAGCAACCGTACCAGTGCCATTGAAATTCACCCAAGCGCGACACGCATATATAGGAGCAGTCCCAGTTGAGTTAAGTGCTTCACGCAATCCCAATGGGTCAACAGATTTGTTCTCAATTGTCCCAGCGATGTTTTCAGCAGATGATGAGAATGTTAATTGCGAAGGATTAGTTACAGGCATGACTATACTCCTTCATAAATTGAAGCATTACCGTTCGCACTTTCCCAGATGCCAGATATAACGCCAACATAGACGGGGAAAGGCATTTCATAAAAACCGCCTGCACTAATTGGTACTTTTGCCCCTGCTTGTGTGGCAGTTTCACCAAAACAAACATAAAGAATTGCTGTGCTATTATTGTAAATCGTTAGACTTCTTCGATTAGTGTTAGCGGAAATTAACATAACTGAAGTTGCAGAGCTTGCTACTGACGATGGTGTGTCGCTTATTAGAGGTAAACTTTTAGTTGTTAGGGTAGCTGCAATTAATTGTGTATTTGTTAAACTATCTTCTTGTACTTGACTTAAGTGAGCAATATTAGGACTAATTTCTAAACCAGTATCCCAGTTATAATATGCTGCAATTAGAAAAGCTGGATTAGTAATATTAGCTACATTCCACCACATAGTAGCAGTAACATGATCACCAATAGAATATCCAGCACCTGAAGTAATAACTATATAACTAGCTTGACTTGTAGCTAATGTACTTGGACTTAAATTAACTGAACCACTAATACTTACAGGTAAAGGATTAGCTGTTATTTGTTTTATTGCAGCTACTATAGAATCTGGAGCAGTCTTTATACCCATTAGAATTCCTTACGAAAATGAAAACAGACTAACATACTATTAAACATCTGTAAACTCTCCTTCAATAATAGATAGTGTACTATGTGCAACTTCTTTAGCAGATGTAATTCCTAATTCTATATTTCTATGTTGTATTGCAGCTAACTCTAACATATATTGCTTTATTTCTTGTAATTTACTATCTTCTTTTAAACCAACATTAATTTCTATTTTATGATCTTCTGGTGGTTTAAGATGATTCATAACAGCATGAGCTGAATCACTCCTAACTTTCTCAGACTTAGCAGTAAACATTAAATCAACTAAAACATTCAATGCTTTCTGATGATACTCCTGGTTAACTATATGAAAAGGTGTAAGAGTTTGAGCCATAATAGCCTGTACTAACTTACCCTTAACAAACATAGCAACATAACTACTAATATCTTTAGCAGAAGTATTCTCTTCAATAAACCATTGATGCTTATCAGGGAATGTTTTTAAATAAGCAGATACATTACTATCACTCATCATCCTATTACTAACATACCTAACAGCATTAATGTAATCAGTAGTCTTAAATCTACCTTCATTCATTACAGAAGTATAGCTAAGTAAATTATCTCTATATACCTTTCCTAAAATAGGATCAGTAATATTAGAATTAATATCATCTATAATCTCTTGAGTAAGACTGCTTCTAGTATTCTTAGGTAATACATCTCTAAACTGTTCTAATGTTATTTCATTACTCATAATATTTGACTACAGTATTTCCAATCAACAACTTGTTCTCCATTAGTAAAATATTCTTTACTTCCCCACCTATGCCATACATTATCCAAGAAATAAATAACCTCAAACCAATAAGAAATTCCTAAAGAATTTACTTCTTGTATCTTAGCTAATATAGGTTTATTTACATCAGGTATTTTATTCATACATATTCCTTATCTGGACTTCGTCCAGTAAAAGCGATCAGTGTAAAGTAATAAGAATTCTGTACAAGAACATTTATTACATTCTCTTTTAGTTTGATTCGTTCTAAACCAAATATGTTTACACATTATTTTATCCAACAACTATCTTTAAAAATAAAATAAACTACAATACCACATATTACAAGAATACCTGTAAAGCAACCTACAATAAAAGACATTAAATCAAACATTACTTATCACCTAATCCATTACCTTCTTTCTCAACTTCTTGAGCCAAGGTAATTAAATGTTGTAAAGCTAACTGAAACAAAGGAGTATTCAATTCTTCATATTTAATATGATTACCTGTCTTACTCCAATGAAGGTGATTACTACAAATAGTAATAGCTTTATTAGTCGTCATAAGAATATCCTTTTAAACCCAAATCATTTTTATCATTTTCACAATTAGGTGAATCACATAAATCATGTTTTGTACCTGCAAAAGAACAAGTATCTTTAAATTCTACTCCTGTACATGGTGTATCTTCTTTAAGACTTGAACCAAGTGCTTTAAGTAAGTCTATTAACTCATGTGGATGTTCAAACTCTAGTGTAATTTTCATGATTTAAACAATTCCCACTCTGCTTGTCTTCTACGAGTTAATCCTTTTGAAGCTACATGATTTACTTTATTCCATTTAGCAAACTCCATATCTACATTAAAGTCACCATCATTAATCTTTCTCAATAAAGTAGATGCTTTAAATGCACCAATACCAACATTATAAACAAAACTAACTAATGCTCCTCTTTGATTCTCAGTTAGTTTACTTCTAACAAAAGCAGTTACAGCATCTTCATATTTAATTAAAGTTAATTTAAATAAGTCTAATGCTTCCTGTTCTGTTATTGGTTTATCACTAAGTTTAACTTTAGTACCATCTGTATACATAGTTGAACCAATACCAATAGTAGGTACACCTGCTGAACATAAATAGGGTTTAAGTCTAATACCTTCAAAGTGTTTAATTAATTCAATTGTTTTTTTATTTATCATTTTTATTCTCTTACTGTTTAGTGTAGATATAGTATAGATCTAAATAGAAGAGATAGTCCATTATTTTTTGAAAAACAAAAACTTTTTCAGAATTTTATAAATTATGTATGAGTCTATTACACTACCTCAGTTTAGTCACAAGTCAAATATACCCCCCGTACTAAAGTCTTAATCATGTATTTGAGAATACACCCCACCATTAGTCATATCCTATACGATTGCATTGCTTAACTCTTATCGTTCAGTATACGTCATCCTCGTAGCATATAGAGCTATATATGAAGAGCATTTAATGTAGTAGATACAATTCATGTATCTCATCATGTGTCATGAACATGATGTAATCCAATTGGAGATCTACAATGAACATTACCGAACTTAAAGCACTTGGCTCATTAACAGTTGTTACAGTTTCTAACGTTGTAACTGCATCAGGTGAGTTGGTACAAGTGGTAGCTGACATCATTCACATTGGTGCTAACTTAGCATCAAGACCTCGTAAAGCTTCAGATACCATGCAACGTATCTACGATGCTCAATTCAAGGCTGTTGAAGATTATCAGTTTGAATTAGCTGAAAAGCTAGGTGCTTGTATTCCGTTCATGGAAGCAACGCTTAATGGTGAACCAGTATCAGATGTGGGTAAGCTGTTGTTGAAAGAATTACAAGACTTGCTTAAAGCTTAAGCTTATTGACTCATACTTCGGTATGGGTCTTTAGTTTTTAAGTAAAGAGCATTTAATGTAATAGACAATATTGTCTATCTTTTGCAAAAGGTGAATACAATGTACAAAGTAATTGAATTAGCATCAGGAATGGTTACTTCCTTTGATGTATATGGTGAAGCTATAAACTTCGTATCTAATAACATTGGCTATATACTAGCTTGGTAGGTGTATTATGATTTGTTATGAATGTAAATGTGACAAAGAACGTAGTGAATTTAGTTTAACTGAAGACATTTATCAGTGTATAGATCCAGAAGATCTTATATGTGATGAATGTTATCAAGAACAAACCATCGAACTTGAATAAACAATGAGCTACTCTTCGGAGTAGCTTATGTTTTTCATATTAAAGCATTTAATGTAGTAGACAATATTGTCTATTCCCTGATCAGGAGAACGAAATGTGTGAAACAATTGAAGTTACTTGTCGTCTTTGTAAAACAGTTCAGACTGTAACAACTAATGACTATCATTAT